CAATTTTTAAGTTTATTAAAGAACCCAATAACCAAAATGGTTTTTAATAAAGCAACTGAACACTTTAAACATAAAGCAGAAAAGCAAAAAGTAATAAGAGCTGCTGAAATAGAGGCAGCTAAAGATGTCGATATAACTAGAATTAAAAGCCAAGATCAGTCGTACAAAGATGAAATTTTAATGTTGTGGCTAATTGGAATGCTTACTACTGGCTGGTTCCCATCTACTAGAGAAAACTTTAGAGAGTGGGTAGCAATCATAAATGATTTACCAGATAGTGTTTGGTACTTGGTAATTATTGTCTTTACTGCCAGCTTTGGTTCTAGGGTTTCTGACAAATTAATGAATAGGAAAAAGAAATGACAATAACTAAATCAGACTTTGATCCGCATTGCTTTGGCGGTCATTATCAAGAACCACCAGATGCTTTACACTTTCAGTTTGAAGGTGTGAGATGCGATAACTATGTTTACCGGTATGTATTAGTAGACAAGTTTAGACCCAATAAGATTGATGCAAGAAGTAAAAAGACAGAAGAAGAACAAGGTAAGTCTGGCAAGGAGATAGCTCAAAGTTATTTACCTTTAGTTTTAACAGAAGAAGTAAAACCAAGTTTAATAGATAAGATAAAAAATATTTTTTTTTAATGATTGACCCAAAAGAAGATGAGTTATCTCATTTTGCACATTGGTATTTAACCTCTGGAGAAGTTGATAAAGTTTATACACCTATAAAAAATGGTTTATTATTTATAGAAGGTGTAAGTGGAATTGTTTTATATAGAAATAAACCTTTTCAAGTTGAGCTTTTTATTTGTCAACCTAATCTGGTTATACCAGAACATACACATCCAGACGTAGATAGTTACGAATGTTTTTTGTATGGAATGAAATTTACTCATTCTGGTAATACAGCTATTGATATTGAACAAGCATTAGAGGAACAAAATGGTTATCCAATTAATGCTTATCAAACCATAAGAGTTAAACCAAACGATCCTCATGGTGGAACTGCATCAAAATATGGTGGAGCTTTTATATCAATTCAGCATTGGTTAAATGACGTAGATCCAACTCATGTTAGTTCAAATTGGGATGGAAAATCTATGGGTAAAAATCACTCGGAACAAGCGGGATTAAATGGCTAAAGTTAAATTTACTCACTTTGTACCAAGGGATAAACCACCTAAAAGACCAGGGGTACATAAAAAAAATTTAAACAAATCTGAAAAGAGAAACAAAAAACTTACTAGATATAAGGGTCAAGGCAGATGAAGATTAACGATAACACAAATATTTCACTCCCAGTTCGTAATTTAATTGCTTTACTTGCAGCTGTAGCTTTTGGAATATTTGCTTATACTGAAATAACTACCAGATTAACTAGCCTGGAAACATCAAGACATATAATGGAAACTGATTTGATTTCTAAATCAGATCAGAAGATAACCGATCAAGAACAATTTTTATTATTGGAAATGTTGACGACATCCCAAGAGAATACTGATGAAGAAATGCAGAGTATGAGAAACAACAATGTAAATCTAAATAGAGCTATGGAAGATATTAAAGAAATGAAAAAAACAATTGAAATATTAAAAGACAAGGTAAGGCAAAATGGAAATAGTCATTAGTCTTTTAATGTTCCTTGGAGAGCCACCAGTTTTGAAAGAGCATCTTTTTATAAAAGATCAAAAGATGTCAACTTGTTTAAAAATGAAAAGGATTTCTGAGAGATCAAGTAATGCAAAATATCAATGCGCAAAAGTTAAAGCTGTTGTTAAGGATGGCAAAATAATTTCAATATCAAGTTTAGATTAATGATGGATAAACTTATTACAATTTTAATTGGTGTTATGTTAGCCGTTTCTGGCTGGGTATTAACACAAACTTTTTCTCTATCTACTAATCAAGCAGTACAATTAGACAAGGTATCTAAGCTGGAAAGACAAGTAGAAAAACTTCAAGATCAAATGGATAAGATGATGAGTATGGATAAAGAAATTATGGAACAACATAAAGATTTATTTAAGGCTTTGGAAAACAATCAACCAACAACAGGATATAATTATAACTAATGGATATTAAAGATAAAATAGTAGGATTGGCTTTAGTAGCTTTGGTTTCACTTATTGGTTGGAACTTACACGCTACTTGGGATTTAAAATCTGAATTAATAAAAATTCAACAAGATCAAAAAGTCTTAAATAAGAAAATGAATAAAGTTTTAAAAAAAGTTAAAAAGAAAAAATGAAGTATTGGATAATAGTTATAGTCTATACTTTATTATTTCTAACAGCTTGTGTTTATAAGTTAGAACCAGATCAAACTACTGTTGAATATGGTACTTCTGAAAATGGAAAAGATAAAACCACAAGAGGAATAAAACAAACTTTTAAATGGAACAAGAAAAATGCTAATTGATAAAATCTTATTAAAATTTTTTGGCGGTATAGATAAATTTAATGAATGGCTCTTTGCCTGGCAAGCTCCTAGATGCAAATGCAAAAACAGAAAAAAAAGACGTGGGTAAAACCAGTTCAATATTTAATGAATATTGGACCATGTAGGTATTGCAAAAAGGAAATGGAAAATACTGAAAGTTTTGTAGCCTTTGCAGATAAGACTAAAGCTCATTATCAATGTATGAAAGAAGATGATAACCAGAGAGCTTTGGATAAGACTTTTGAATAAGGCGACCATCTCTGATCGCCTATATTCCTTAATTAGTATTTGGTTCAAAATCTTTTATTAATTCCCAACACTCTTCAGCATACTTTTCATTTAACGCCTCTTCTGCTGCTTGTACTGATTTAATAAAAGATGCGTATGCTTTATCTATAAAGAAACATACAACACTTGCCATACTAATTGGCATTTCAAATCTTTTTAAAGATAGCTCTTGTAGTTTGTTATAACAATCCATACTAATCGCTACTGATTTGAATTTTTCAATATTCATAATTTAATTACCTCCTTTAATATTTTAATGAACATAGTAATTTCATAATTTCCCCAGATAAATTGTCAAATAAAAATAATAAAGTGTGAAGGCAAGTGTCAATGATGTTTCTATCTGACACTTCATTATTTTATAAGGGTTATTTATATGGATTTTTGTCAACCCGTTTTTTTCAAATCATGGTTGTTATTATTGATAGACAATACTTCCAAAAGAAATTAGGATTGGTTTTCTAAACCGAGGGTCGGAGGTTCGAATCCTCCAGGGCGCACCATTAATCTACCTTTTCTAAAAAGCCAAGTGTGTTTTCAAGTGTGAATTAATTTTAATTTATTTATAAAAATCTATAACTAGAACTTCTTACTCTTTCTTTTTCCTCCTCTGTTCTTTCATTGCGAGGCGGAAGATAATTATAATTAATATATATTATACTGTGTAATTTTACAGCAAATCTATTTATTTCTTTTTCTTTTTGCTCTTCATTTTTTTTAGTCTTTCCTATTATTGAGTTATATTTAATGTAATATTTTGCTAAACCAAAAACACTTCCCCTTGAATAATAATTTTTTAATGCGTTTTGAGAAAATAGTATTTCGTGTGCGTATAAGTTTCTTTTAAATTCTTTCCTTAATATTTCTCTTAATCTTTTATTATTATTGTTCATATAATAACCGGAATTATGTTGCTGATTGTAATAAGGTTTCCAGTAAGTAATTAAATCTATTTCTAGTTTATCCATTTCTTCTACTGTATTACAGGGAATGAAAGTAATTAATTCACAACCATAATCTTTACAGTTTTCATTTTGTTTTGCTTTAATTTTTTCTTCTAAAGAACTTGGTGTTCTTTTCCAATAATCTTTTGATTTACCTACATAAACAACTTCTTCATATTGTTTGTTAATTCCTAAATAAATACCCATTCTGTTTGTTAATGGCATACTTTTTTGTAGTAAATAACCAATGCTGTATGATTTTTCTGTTAGCATTTTGTAATATATTGTTTAGCCTCTTTTTCATTCACAAAGAATTTTTTAGTAAATAATTCAAGATTAAGAGTATTAATTAATTTTTTTAATTTAATTTTTTTTGGTCTTTTAGAACCATTTTTTACTACCCAAACATAAAGATCTTTTTTAATTGTCATATTTTAAAGTGGGGATTTCTCCCCACCTTTGTTTTAAACATATTATCCTTTATATGTTGTTTGATATGCAAGCTCCCGTTCTAACTGTGGGAGTATTGGTCTATATCTTGCTTGGAGTTTCCTTTCTTCTTCTATATTTTTATCTACTCTAGCAAAATTCTCTAATACTTTTTTATGGTATTTCTTATTTATCTTATTCAATACCTCTTCTGGATTACCTTTATACATTAAGTTAATGTCGTAACCTTCTTTCTTTAATAATAAAAACAAGTTGTGAGCCGGTATTCCATTTTGTGCTTTCTCTTGTTTTTGAACTTGTTGAAATGTTACGTTCTGAGCTTTAGCATGAGCTGTTTGGTTTTTATGTTTAGGTAATTTAGATTGTGTACCATTACCATTGTCTATAACTCTATCGAGATACCTAAATGCAAATAAAAACTTTGCAATCCTGGCTTTTTCTTGTAGCGCATCCATATTTATCCTTATGTTAGTAGTTTGTTAATTGTGGCAGTTTTCTTTTCTTTGTTCAAATTCAGATCATTATAATAATGTTTCTTTCTTACCTCTTCAGTATTACCAAATCTTAAATCTAATTGTTCTTCTGTAAAATCATTTGTAGATTTTAAAAGGGAGCTACTGAATTTTCTAAATGGTGCAAATCCACCAACCCATTCTATATTTAATCTTTTAGCGGCAGCTTTAACTTTATCGGCTGCATATTTTTTATTGTATGGAAATATTCTTCTGTATTTTCTTTGATGAGTTTTAGGTGCTATTTGTATCTTCATCCAGGATTGGAGATACTTTAATAAGTCATCTGAAATTTCTATTTTTCTTTCGGAGCTACCGGTTTTTAAGTAATCCGGTCTAAATGAATTGTCTGGACCCAAGGAGTGTCTGATATGAATAACCCATACTCCAAGCTCTTCATCTTCATAAACATCATCATAACAGATAGCCAACATCTCATTTAATCTTCCTCCTATTTCAGATGATGCTCTATATAAAGTTTTATCACAAATATTTTTTTCACTATTTATTAGAGTTAAAACATTTTCCTTTTTAGGAACCCATTTAACTATCTTCTTAACCTTGGTTGTAGTTTTAGCTTTATTAAATCTGTGTCTTAATATTTTAAGATCTATCTTCCAGCCATTATCATCACACCAAACTATAAATCTTTTAAAGGATGCCACCGCATCTTTGATAGTTTTTTTATCTATTGGCTCATTTTGTCGTGTTAATTGATAAATACCATTAATTCTTTTCCATTTAGTCTTTCTACTGTTTCTAATGCGTTTTAAGAGGGTATCTTTAAAGGTGCTTGCCTTGTACTGAAAAAGGTACTCTTCATCAATATACGGCTGGATATGAGCCTTTAATACTGAGATATATCTGTCGTTTGTATCTACTTGGTTATCATCATTGCTTTTTACCGATTTATAGTATTCCTTAAATGCGTGTTCAAATGTAACCTCAACCTCTGGTAATTTATAATCCTCTTCTTTTAAATCTTTAATATATTCTTTGGCTCTACGTCTTTGGTTCAGTTCAAATCTTGATTGTTCAAATTTAGTACCATCATCTTTGATGCCTTGAACTTGTAAATAGATTGGCTTTTTATTTTTATCTTTAATTGTATTTAACCAAAATTTCATTTTAATTTGTTAATTTCCTTTTCAATAAAATTTTTAGCTTTTTTTTTAGTTTTAAATAATTTATTTAACCAAGTAATAGGTGTTACATAATTTCCGTAGTCTTTAACTAAAGCATAACTTCTCCAACCATCCCAAGTTTTTTTAACTCCATATTCTTTAATATTCATTACGCAGCTCCTTTTAAATATTGCTTGGCTTTTTTAAAATTTTCAAAATCAGCAACATATTTATAACTTGATAAAAGTTTTCCTCTTAAATCTTGTTTATAAATTGCTATTCTACCTTTATTTCTAAATGCTTTATCAACTACTATTTTAAAATATCTTTTAGTAGAACTATAAAGATAAACATAACAACCAGCATAATATTTTCTATTTAAAAATTTAATCATTATGCAGCTCCTTTATATTCATATTTTTTTGCTAAAACTTTATTTTTTAAAAGTACACACCATTGAGGTTCTGGATTATCAGCCATATCCCACAACAATAATGATTTAGTTTTTTTTTTATAATGATTAAAAGCAAATAGAGCTTCTAATTTATTATCATAAAACTTCATAACACAATCCTTGTCTGGAAAATGTTTTGCAATTTTAATTTTCTTTTGCTTTTGAATTTTAGGTTGAGAATAATTGGTGTTATATTCTCCGCTTTCATAAATCTCAAACCTATCGTATTGACTATTTAGAAAACCACCACAACTTGAATGTTCTAAATCTTCTATTTGTTTTTTTGTTAGTAAAGTCATATTTTCTCCTTTTTTTTTATTTTTATTTTTTTTCATTATGGAATCAGATTATTATAACGTTGCTTATCTGTCAACTATATATTGACAACTTGGCTTTTCTTTATTTAGGCGTAGGAAGGGTATTACTAAAGTTAATTAGTTTAGAATAGTTATAAAGTACCAGTTATCCTGGTAATTTACTTTGTTCGTCTTTCAAAGTAATTATATCAATCAGCTTTGAATGACTTTGTTTAGAGAGAGCTGCAACAGCTGGATGAACAGTATCACTTTTTAACATTACTGTTATCTTTCTGTTCAACTTTTTTCTCTCCTTTTCTTTCTCCTGGATCTTTGTTCCCAGGTGTTCGTAGTGTGTTATCATTTGGATTACTAACCTCCTTCATCCTATTGAAATCGTAACTGAGAGTTTTATCATCAATTACTATTTTAGCTGCGGTAGTTGGCACACTAGCTTTAACCGCAGTATCCAGATCTTTAAAGGTTTCTGTAGCTGTAAATGCAACAGAACCAGACCAGAATTTTTCAACCTTACCCATTGGGGTAATCTCTTTCTTTAATCATTTGTAAATAGTGAATGGCTTTATTGATGTCTTGAATTTTGCCTTTTTTTGAATGTCTACAGGTGTATTTTATAACATTTCCTTCAGCAAATGGAAGTTTATTTTCGTTTATAAATTGTGCTGGCTGGATCTTCATTTCTTTATAATGTTTACCATCTACTTGGGTTTCCAAACTATCGTAAATCATTGGTTTAAACATATCCGCATTTGTCATTTTATTACTTGAATACTTCTTGCTTTTCCTCTTATTCTTTTTATCCATCCACGTT